AATCAATTAAAAATTTGGGATAACACCAATTGGGTTGCAGCTGGCTCTGTTAAGAAATCTTCGTCCGCACCAACTACTAGTGTTATTGGTGACCTTTGGGTTAACACTACAACGCAACAACTGCATCTTTATAATGGATCAAGTTGGGTACTAGTGGGACCAGAATATAGTGCTGGCCAAGCAACTGGTGCAAAAGTTGAACTAATTACATCAACTGCCGATGTTCAAGTTCCAGTACTAACTTTATTTGTAAATGGAACCAGAGTTGTAATTATTAGCGATACTGAATTTACCCCAAAAGCGTCAACGGTTGGGTTCCCATTAATTAGACAAGGTACAAATTTATCAACAACTAATTTCAAAGCATCTGCGACTGGTACCAAAGTTTGGGGGATATCAGAAAAAGCTGAAGCACTAATTATTGGTTCTGCTACTGTAGCAGCCACAAACTTTTTAAGAAAAGATGAAGCAAGTACAACTAATTTTGGATTTAGTGTAAGAAATAATGCAGGTATTAGTATTGGCGGAGACTCTGCGCTGTCAATTTCAATTGAAAATAATGCAGCAGTAGTTTATAATAGAGTTTCAGGTTCTAGTATTGACTTTAAAATTAAAAGCGGAACAACCTCCCCAACTGTTCTTAGAATTGACGGCAGCTCTAGAGTTGGAATTAATAAAACAAACCCAGACGAAGCGTTAGATGTTGAAGGTAGTATTAAAGCAAGCAATCAATTATTATTAACTAACGTTACTGATTCTACTAGCTTGTCAACTGGCAGTATTGTCACTGCTGGAGGCGTAAGCGTAGCAAAATTAATTAGAGCCGGCGGCGGATTAAACATCATTGGAACTAGCGTTGTAGACAACATTATTCCAAGAACTGATAGCATTTATGATCTTGGAACATCTATTAATAGATGGAGTAATATCTATGCAGATAATATTGATGCTACCACAATTAGCGGCAGCTTTACTGGTTTCTTAAACGGTAGTATTTCTGGTGCTGCTACAACATTGACGAGTACAACTGCATTTAGTTTAGGAGATAGGGTATCTGCACTAGGCGTAGTAGAGCAAGCAAGTGATGTTGTAAGTGCTGCAATCAATTTTAATGGTTCTACCCCTTCAGGAAAAGTAGTATTAACAGCAGTTATTAGTAGTAGTTTTATTACCAACAAAACATCAACCACTGATTCTTTTCTCACTGATGAATTTTTAATTAGTAGAGCTGGGTCGTTAAGAAGATTATCCAAAAATTCCTTAATTTCAAATATTCCCTTAGTACCAACTGGTGTAATTATGCCGTTTGCTGGAACTGTAGTACCTCTAGGGTATTTGCTATGCGACGGCAGTGAACAATTAATTTCCACATACCCTGAATTATTTGCAATTATACAATACAATTATAAATCAATAAGTTTATTGACTGGTACAGGCACATTTGCACTCCCTGACCTTCGAGGAAGATTTCCGTTAGGCAGAGATGACATGTCCAACGGTGGAGGAAGTATTCCAGCAGATAGGATTACTGAAGTTGCAGCAGATCAGATTGGCGGCACAGGCGGCGCCAGTTCAGTATCATTGACTCGTAATAATTTACCAGAACACGTTCATGATATGAAAGGTAATGCTGGAGCACAGTACTATGCGTTTGCCCCTAGGGCTGGATCCCCAATTGACACAAATGCTGAAGCATCCAATGGTTTAGTTGCTACAGGACAGGGTCAATTAATGACTGACAGCGGCGGCATTTTTACAGACGATTTAGTATCAGAGACTCTAAATGTCCCAGTTGATATTGTTAATCATTATCAAACAATCAATTACATTATATTTACTGGGAAGGTAGCATAATGACTTACATTATTAATAAAACAAACGGATCTGTTCTTACTGAATTAGGCGATAGCACTATTGATCAAGTTAGTACCGATCTTACACTTATTGGTAAAAATTCTTCCAACTACGGCGAAGTGTTTAATGAAAACTTAATAAAACTTTTAGAAAATTTTGCCAACACTAGTCAGCCTACATATCCTATAACTGGTCAAATTTGGTTTGATACTGGCGATAATAGATTAAAAGTTTACACAGGTACTGAATTTAGAACAAGCGGCGGTCCTATCGTATCGTCTGATGCAAATACTCCCTTAACTTTAATACAGGGAGATTTATGGATTAATAATTTAACTAACCAACTTTGGTTTTACGATGGAACTGAAACTGTCTTAGCTGGCCCGCTGTATACCGCAGAGCAAGGAATTTCAGGACATGAAGTGGTTAGCTTGTTAGATGTTGCAGGAAATTTAAAAACAGTTGTTAAGATGTGGGCAAGTCAAGTATTGTTAGGAATTTATAGTAAAGAAGAATTTACTCCTAACGCAGCGGCAGCAACCCAGTTGACCAATGAAGGATACGCTGGTATTATTAAAAAAGGGTTTAACGCTTCTACATTATCCAACATGAAATTTCATGTAACTGCTAGTAAAGCTGATGCACTAGTTGACCCATCTGGCGCAATAAAAACTACTACTAGTTTTGTGGCTACTGATGCAAGTTCTAGCATCTCTGGTCAACTAACTATTCAAAACCCAGTTCCGTTAATACTTGGTAATCAAGATAGCGAACTTAGAGTTAGTGGGTCATCATTTCAGATAGTGAGTAATCGTTCAGGACAAAGTTTTGTAGTTAAAGTTAAATCGAGTTCTGGATTACTAGTTGAAGCAATTTCTGTAAATGCAGTAGATCAATATGTTGGTATTTTTAAAGAAGTACCAACAACTACATTGGATGTTGGCGGGGACGCTACTATTGATGGCAGTTTAACCGTTACTGGTAATATTACCTCAACTTGGAAAGTAATTAGCTCTGCGTACACAGCGGTAAATGGTGATAAAATCATTGCAGATACCACTCTGGCGCCTTTTAGCATTGCATTGCCAGCAAACCCACAAATTGGTTGGCAAGTGTCTTTTATTGATGGTTCAACTACTGGATGGGACACAAATCACTTGACAATAACTAGAGATACATTTTCAAGAAAAATCAACGGAGCAACGTCAAATTTAGAAGCAAACAAGGAAGGTGGGGCATTTACACTGGTCTACACTGGGGTTAACAGAGGCTGGGCTTACAATCAAGTGGCGCCAGTTTAACATAAATATACAAAAGGGGTGAGGAATGCCTTACAATATTAACAAATACAATCAAGATTTAGCAGCTACCGTAGAAGACGGTACCGTAGACAGCAGTTTAGATATTAAACTTGTTGGTAAAAACTACGCTGGTTACGGGGAAATTCAGAACGAAAACTTTGTTTTCTTGCTAGAAAACTTTGCAGGAGAAAATCCTCCTCCTAAGAAAATTACTGGTCAAATATGGTTTGATGCTACTTCTAGTAAGTTAAAATTCTTTGACGGAACACAATTTCGTACAACTGGCGGCGCTGAAATAGGGGTTGCTGAACCAACTGGTTTAACTACTGGTGATTTCTGGTTTAACACAAATACTAATCAATTGTTTGCTTGGAACGAAGCCGATGACCAATTTTCATTAATTGGACCGCAAGCAGTAGCAGATGCAGACACTACTCAATTAAGATCACGTAGTGTTACAGATACTACTGATGGATTACATGCCATCATTGAAGCAGTCGTAGATGGTGCAACTGTTTATATTATTTCTCCTACTGAATTTACCCTTAAAAATTCTGTAAATGCAATTGCTGGGTTTAGCGTGATTAAGAAAGGCCTAACTTTAATTAACACCCCAAACGTAACTGCCGGTGCTGACGCCCGCGGTGTTACTGGATCTGATTATAGATTCTGGGGAACAGCTTCTAACTCAGAAAGATTGGGTGGTGTAGCAGCTTCAAGTTTTGTAAGAAATGATGTTTCTACACTACCGTCAGTTGCCATTAGATTTAGTGATTTAGGCTATACTGTTGGTAACGATGATGATATTGCGGTTTACATTGAAGGCACTACTCCAGTATTTGAAAATCAATTAAGCAGTACAATTGAATTTAGAACTACCTCTGGCGCAACATACACCCCTATGAAATTAGTTGGACCTAACGTATTACCTGGTACAGATAATACGTCAGACATTGGATCATCAACTTCAAGATTTTCCTCAGTATATGCAGTATCGTTTGAAGGTACTGCTACTACAGCAGATGCAGTTAATGTTGCAGGCAATGCTAGAGCAGCGTCAACATCAGACACTGGCAATACCATTGCGGCAAGAACAGTAGACGGTGATTTAGCGGCAAGATTATTTATTGGAACAGCTACTGAGGCATACTATGCTGACTTGGCAGAAAAATACTTAGCTGATGCAGAATATGACATTGGAACTGTAGTGATGATTGGCGGCACTTCAGAAATTACTGCTAGTAAATTAGGTAAACGTGCAATTGGGGCAGTAAGTGCGCATCCAGCATTTTTAATGAACAAGAGTCTTGAGGGTGGTACCACTGTTGCTCTTAAAGGCCGAGTTCCAGTTAAAGTAATTGGAGCCATTAAAAAGGGAGACGAGTTGATTGCTTCTGATAATGGCTGTGCAGTAGTAGCAGCGCCACTCTCAAATGGAGTTTTTGCTGTTGCATTACAATCTAGTGATGACACCGGGGTCAAATTAGTTGAAGCATTAATTTTATAATATAAATATCACAGAATAAAGAGACTTACTTATGCCAATCGGATCACCAGGGATATTCCCAAAAGCAGCTGGAAACATAATTTATGCTGCTGACTTTAATAACATTCAAAGTACAACTGAGTTCTTACTTGGAGCTGGTCTTTCTGATTCTGGTTACGGGCAAGCAGTTGGTAGCGCACAAGTTGCAGCAGATGTTAAAGTAACTGTTAGTCAATGGAATACACTGAGAACTGATTTGCTTAAAATTCGTCAGCATCAAACGGGGTTAAATGAAAGCGTAAGTTTAACTTTGCCTACAACTACTGACTTAATTGATGACACATTTGCTAATCAATATAAAGATTTTGCTTCACTTTGTAGCACAGATCGACTTACGGTTGCACTTACAGAAGCGCCACCAGTTAACTTATATGATCCAACACTTTCTAGAAGAACCAGTCCGTGGAATGGCAAGTTAACTCATACAGTTACAATAACTTTTGCATCTGGTGATGCTGCAAGACATTTCTTTAACGCTGGCGGATCATTTCAATTCTCGGCAACTATTACTGGCTATACAGGCGGAACTAATGACAAAGGTGGTCGTTGGGATCAAATGCTAACAGCAATGGGGACAATTAAATTTGCAGCCCACGGAACTACGTATACTGGTACTGAAGCCGCGGGCGGATATCCAAAAACATCAATTGGTTGGTATGAGTTGACAACTTCAGATCAATATGTTTTTGTTAAACCAACAACTCCTGGGGTTTACCTAGAAAACGAATATAGAATTCTAGTTAAAAAGAATGCAGCTAACAATACTGCTACAGTATTAACGTTTACTATTGAGTTTGATGACGCAGACCTCGGAGATCAACGACCTGGACGTAGACCAGGGCCTGGAGTTGATGAACAAGTTACTGGTACACTAACTAGTATTGTAAAAATTGCAAGAGCCGCATCAGCAAACGTAACAGTTCCTAGTCCCGCATTCACTCAATCCGGAATATAAACCCTTATAGCTCTTGACACGATAATTATAAGATAGTATAATTATTGTTCAGGAGGTCCGTATGGACGACAAGCTATTAAAAGCCTTTGAAATTGCCAATTTTGTAACAACGTTGGCCAATCAAAAAAAGGTAATTTACGAAGAATATCAACAAAATTGCGTTTATTTTTTTAACGGCGCAACATTCAAAGTCACTAGAGAATTAATTAATTTTGTAAAAACTTTAATTGATCTTGAGCATACTGATTCAGTCATTCTTGATGACAATAATCTTCCAGTAGACATCCCCTCACTAACAGAATTTTTAGACAGCATATTGTCAGTGTATGCATCTGCGACAAACAGTTATCAAACCCAATATCAAAAAATCAAAAATAGTAGATCAGTTGAGAGTTTGTTAGATTTATGACACAAGGTGTATTAATATTTGCCTTTAATAATTCTGAAGTTGACTATGTGGAGTTGTCGATATATGCAGCCAAACGGGTAAAACGTTTTTTAAATAAACCAGTTAGTCTAGTAACTGATAGTTCTGAATGGCTATATAAGACTTTCCCCAACGATGTAGATGTATTTGATAAGATCATTGAATCTGTTGACACAACCACGCAAGTTAAAAAATTTTATGATGGCGCTGATAGTTATTCTAACCTAGTATGGAAAAATTCTAACAGAGCAAATTGTTTCTACCTAAGTCCTTATGATGAAACACTAGTAATAGATAGTGATTTTATAATTAATTCATCATTTCTTGAATATTGCTGGGATCAAAATCATAATTTCTTAATATATAACAAATATAATGATCTAGCATCGTGGAGAAATACCAGCGAGTTTGATTATATTAATCAGTTTAGCATACCTTTTTATTGGGCTACTGTATTTTTCTTTAGGAAAAATTCAACAACTGAACATTTTTTCACTTTAATTGAACACATTAAAGATAATTGGGTATACTATGCTAAATTGTATAGAGTACCAAGTACACGTTACCGCAATGATATTGCGTTTAGCATTGCTATTCATATGATGAACGGATTTACTAGTGGTGATTTTGCCATGCCTATTGCTAATAAATTGAGCTATATCCTAGACAGAGACATTTTAATTAGCGCAACTGATAACAAAATGACATTGCTAGTTAATAAAGAAAATACAGTAGATCAATACACTGCAATTAGTACCAATTCTTTAGACGTACATGTTATGAATAAACAGAGCTTATTGAGGGTTATACGAAATGTCTAAAGGTCATGTATTCCTAGCTCAAAACTCAAACGTAAACTATGTAACACAAGCCTATGCTCTTGCACTATCTATCAAATTGAATAATAAACAGCATAATCAGACTTGTTTAATTACAAATGATACAGTGCCTGATGATTACAGACACACATTTGACCACATATTAGATATACCGTGGGGTGATGATGCTAAAGAAAAAACATGGAAAGTTGAAAACAGGTGGAAAATTGCACATATAACACCGTTTAAAGAAAGTTTGATATATGATACTGACATGCTGTTATTAACATCGAATGATCATTGGTGGGAATTTCTTAAAAACAAATCAATATGTCTTACTTCGTGTGTAAAAGATTATAAAGGTAGAGAAATTAGTGATGATTATTACAGAAAAACTTTTACTGCAAATAACCTACCTAATGTATATACTGGAGTTCATTATTTTAAGAAGTCAGTGCAAGGATACGAATTTTATAAATGGTTAGAAGTTATTACTAAAAATTGGGAACAATTTTACGATAAATTCTTACCTAATACAAAACAAAGATTTTGTAGTATGGATGTCAATGCGGCACTTGCGTTAGTGTTTATGGAAACAGAACACGAAATGACATCTAAAGTTTCTCCATCGTTTGTACACATGAAGCCAGCAATTCAGGGGTGGGACAGTCCCCCTTCGTCTTGGATAAATCAAATAGGTATTAGTTTTAATCAAGATAAACAGTTAAAAATTGGTAATTTTTTACAAACTGGTGTATTTCATTACACTGAGGATGACTTTTTGACAAATAACATTATTAACACATTGAGATATTAATATGGATACACTTACATTACAAGAAATTTTACAAGCAGAAGCAGTGTCAGAAATACCTAAAACAATGTATGTTTGGCATGACGAAGCTGGAACTATTACAGGCATTTCTAATTTACCCAGTACTGGTGGATACTTAGAAGTGCCAAAGTCTAGATTGCATGATTTTTTAAGCGGAAAAAAAGATTACTGTCGATATAATATTGATTATTTTAAATTTGATAATGCATTACAGACTAAAGACGAGTCTATTAAAATATCCAGTGCATTGATTTATGAAATCCCTCGAGTGACTGATAAGGGTATTACAGATTTTACAATCATTCATAAAAAAAAGCAAAAACGTTGGGAAATATTATTAAGTGATGATGCTAAAGTTATGATATCTAAAATTAATCCATCTACAACTTTTGATTTTTATTTAACTACAGTAAAAGACCCCCATTACTTGCTTAAAACAATTACCATACAAGTTTCCAATATAAAAGACGGAAATAAGTTACATTTTAAATCCAGTTTAGAAGAAGATATTGATTCTTTTACCATTTCAACTTTTGGTTATTTTAAATCTTATGGGTTGTTAGTAGCATGAGTACATTAAAAGTAATAGACTGTGATATCGTATATCTAAGTTATGATGAGCCTAACGCTGAAAAAAATTACGCAGACTTGTTAAAAAAAGTTCCTTGGGCTAAACGTGTACACGGGGTAGAGGGCAGTGATGCAGCACATAAGGCCTGTGCTAGATTGTGTAGTACTCCAAGATTAATTGTGATTGACGGGGACAATATTGTACGTCCAGAATTTTTAGAACAGGTTATAGAATTTAAAGATGACGTTGAACTTGATAAAAGTGTTATTAGTTGGGGCGCACAAACTGTTATTAACGGATTGATATATGGTAATGGTGGTATTAAGTGTTGGCCCACGCAATTAGTATTAGATATGAAGACCCACGAGGCTGCGGAAAGTGATAATGCTAAGACCCAAGTGGATTTTTGTTGGGATATTAATTACATTCAAATGGAACAATGCATGAGTGACGTGCATAATAATGCAAGCCCACAGCAAGCCTGGCGTGCGGGCTTTCGTGAAGGTGTCAAAATGGGATTGCTTGAGGGATCTAAAGCTGATAATATTGTTAAGCAAGTTCACTGGAAGAATTTTCAACGTTTGATGGTCTGGATGCACATAGGTGCAGATGTGCCTAATGGCATTTGGGCAATATATGGTGCTAGACAAGGTTGCTACATGACTAATTGTACAGATTGGGATTATGTTAATGTACGTGACTTTAAATGGTTAAACAATTACTGGGAAAACAATGATGGAAAAGTAACTGATAAAATGTTACCTTATGAAATTATGGGAATTGGAGAAACTCTCGTACACGAATTAGAATTAGAAATGGCAGATATGTTTACTGCCGAACAAAGTAAACTATTTAAATCCATGTATGTTAATCCACCTAGAATGCCCAATAAATTTATAGTGAGCAAGTAATGTTTGATATCGTCTTTATCAGTTATAACGAACCAAACGCAGAATCAAACTGGCTAAAATTAAAAAATCGATTTCCTATGACAAAACGTGTTCATGGAGTTAAAGGGATACACAATGCTCATATCATTGCAGCTAAAAAATGTTTTACAAAAATGATTTGGGTGGTTGATGGTGATGCAGAAGTGTTAGATAGTTTTGATTTTGATTATAAACTAGAATCTCGTGGGCTAGAAACTGTACACGTATGGAGAAGTTTAAACCCTGTAAACTATTTAGAATATGGGAACGGTGGAGTAAAACTTCTGCCTAGATTGGATACAATTAATATGGATACTAGCAAGCCAGATATGACAACTAGTATTAGTAAGCATTTTAAAGCAGTGCCTGTAATTAGTAATGTGACTGCTTTTAACACTGATGAGTTTAATACTTGGAAAAGTGCGTTTAGAGAATGCGTTAAATTATCTAGTAAAGTAATTGATAGACAAAAATCAGAAGAAACTGATGTTAGATTACAGGCGTGGTGTACAGTGGGCGCAGACAAACCATATGGAAAATATGCATTAGCTGGCGCAAAGGCAGGAACCAGATACGGTATTGCAAATAAAGGCGACATGACAGCATTAAAATTAATCAATGACTTTGATTGGCTAGCTGAACAATTTAATAAGGAATGTAATGGAAAATAATACTGATAATATTAGTTGGCTACATGGATTGGAAGACTATTTTGCGTTTGCCAATGATCAAGAGTCAAAAAAATATGTAGATTTTCTAATGCATATGATTTATGCAGACAATCCTATTATAAAATTTAATGACGGTGCTGGGATAGTTGAGTTTATTAATACATTGCGTAAATATGCTCCTAATGAAATTTTAGATACATTCCACAAGTATTATAGAGAAGGGCATAACCCAGTTGCATTACAAGACGCATTTAGTAGGGGCCAAGTACAAAGTAAAATTTGGTTAGTTACGGAGTTGGCAAAAATACAAAAAGATTTCAAAGTTGTATTTTTATTAGCTGGCTGGTACGGACAATTACGTAAGTTTTTTGATATAGCCAACATCTCTTATGATAAGATGAGAATTGTTGATATTGATCCTAATGCATGTGAAATTAGTGATAAGATCTTTAATATAGATTTTATTAATAACTATCAAGTTAAGTCTGTAGAATTAGACTTAACAGATATGAGCTGGCTATATCGAACAGGTTGTCAGTATAAAATAAAAAATTATACTACTGGTCAAGAAATTAACGAAAAAACTACGCCTGATTTAATTGTGAATACTAGCGCAGAACATTTTCACGAAGATTGGTATCATAAGTTTGTTAATCGACCTTTAGAAACGGATCCATTATTTGTCATTCAAAGTAATAACTTACATGAAGTTGAAGATCATATCAATTCAATACACAGCATGGGAGAAATGAAGAAAAAGTTTCCAATGACTAGACTTTTGTATGAAGGTGTGTTACAATTAACAGGGTATAAGCGTTATATGCTTATTGGAAGACCATGATAGACTTAGATGAATTGGATTTGAGAACGTTACAAGTAGAGGCAGCAAGAGCCTTATCTACGTTTGAAGCAACAAGTAACAATATTCATAAGTTTAATAAAGAAGCACATCATAATAGTCAAAATTGGTACAAAGCCGTAATACAATGGTATGTCCAACAACACGGTGATATGCCTAGTAAAGTAGGTCCTGGAAAAGATATAAGATTATTAATGGACATTTAATGTATAGATATTCAGATTTAAAAACAGTTCATTTAGAAATTACAGAAGCATGTAATGCCGCTTGCCCTATGTGTGCAAGGAATATTAATGGCGGTGAAGATAATCCACATCTCAAAGACAATGAATTAAGTTTGGATGACTGCAAGACTATTTTTAAACCTGAATTTATTTCACAGTTAGATAGAATGTATATGTGCGGTAATTTTGGGGATCCAGTTGCGGCCAAAGATACATTAGAAGTGTTTGCATATTTTAGAGAACACAATCCTAAAATGAATCTTACAATGTATACAAACGGCAGTGCTAAAAAGCCTGAGTGGTGGGCAAACTTAGCAAGGGTGTTAGGTAAGAACGCATACGTTGTATTCAGTATTGATGGATTAGAAGACACAAATCATTTATACAGACAAAATACAGTATGGTCTAAGATAGTAGAAAATGCACAAGCATTTATTGATGCTGGTGGCAGAGCAAGATGGGATTATATTGTTTTTGCACACAATGAACATCAAGTTGAAACTGCTGAAGAACTAAGTCGTGTAATGGGCTTTGAAAAATTCCAGTTTAAAAAGTCTGCTAGATTCTTTAGTAATACTAGCGGGGTTACAAAAGAAGTGCATCAAGCAGCCAATCGTAAAGGTGCAACAACTTTATTACAAGCACCGACTAATCCTAAATACAGAAATGGGGTGTTGGATAAACTAAGTGATGTTTTAGGCAAACAGGAAACTGTTAAGTATATTCCTTCTAAACAAATTGAAGCAACAGCAATCCAAACTCCACAGCGTTTTAATTTAGATCCTGCTAAAAAGTCTAAAATGGAATTAAGTTTAGATTCTTCAAACATAACCTGTAAAGTTTCTGAAGAAAAAAGTGTGTATGTGAGCGCAGAAGGAATTATTCAACCTTGTTGCTGGACAGCGGGTCAAATGTATGTTTGGTATCATAGTTCTGAAGGAACACAAATCTGGGACGCAATAAATCAAGTTGGAAAAGACAGTATTAATGCTAAAATCAATACTCTAGAGAATATTGTAGACGGTCTATATTTTCAAAAGATTATACCAGATAGCTGGAACAAGCCCAGTTGTGCGGAAGGAAAATTATCTGTATGTGCTAAGACCTGTGGTAAATATGATGCCTTTGCGGAACAGTTTAAATGAACATTGATAATATCAAAAAGATCGAGTTAGAAATTACAAGCGATTGTAATGCTGCCTGTCCAGGTTGTACACGCACACGAATGCCTGAACTACTAACAATTCAATCTTTTTCATTGAATGATATTAAACGATTATTTCCAACTAGTAAAGAAATATCCAAGAAGCAATTTAAATTTTGTGGAGTTTTAGGAGATCCAGTTGTACATCCTGAAATGTTAGATATGGTAAAATATCTAACAGATCATAACGGCTATTGTCAAATAAGTACTAACGGTGGTTATCAAACAGTAGCATGGTGGAAAGAACTAGGGGAAATTAGTTCTAAAACTAAACTAATTAATGTAGTATTTGCAGTTGACGGGCACAAAGAAACCAATCATATCTATCGAGTCAATACCGTTTTTGATGTTATTGAACGAAATATGACTGCATATGCTATGGGCGGAAAAGGATTTGCATCAGCTACTTGGATGTTTATTGTGTTTGATCATAACGAACACGAATTAGAAATTGCACGACAGGCTGCTAGTAGATTAGGTTTTAAATTTGCTACTAGAACAGGTATTCGCAACACTATTAATGACTGGGTTGCTAAGTTGCCTAAAAAAGACTCAACAACTAAAAAAACAATAAAAGAAGATTTTGTTATTACAACAGCAAGTGATAAAGCTCATAGTAAAATAGAACAAGTTAAGGAATTACAACAGTTTATTAATACATATTCTACATCTACAGGATTTGTTCCAATAATAGGAAAGTCTACTGGAAATGTAGTAAATGATGAATCAACGAAAAAAAGAATTTTAGATTCTATAGTTTGTAAATTAGTACATGAAGGTGAAATTTTTATAGCATCAGACTTGACCATGTGGCCGTGTTGTTTCCTATGGCAATTGGCCCATACTCATAGAGATGACTTTTTAAAACTAACTAAAGACTTCAAACCAGGATGGAATAGCCTAGTTAATAACAGTATTGATGATATACTGGCGCATGAGTGGTTTTCTAGTCTACTTGAAGCAAGTTGGGATCCTTCACATAAAATGCATATTGAAAAATGTATAAGAACATGCGGCAATAACAAAGCATATCAAAACGAGATTAAATTTATAAATGACAACACCTAAGCCAACAACTAAACTTCCATCAGAAACTTTTTGCATTTTGCCGTGGGTGCATTTAAGTACACGTCCAGATGGAAGTATGCGAGTATGCTGTACGGCCAATGCAAGTAGTGTTGGTCCAACCAACGACAAACAACATGGGGGTATGGTTGGAATTCTAAAAACAGAAGAAGGCAAACCTGCTAATCTAAATGTTAGCGATTTTCAATCAAGTTGGAACAGCACCTATATGCGCAATGTCCGTAAGCAAATGCTTAACGGCGAACAACCTCCTAGTTGTATTAAATGTTACAAAGAAGAAGCAGCTGGACATAATAGCAAACGTATGTGGGAAACTGCATATTGGATGGAACGTACAGATTTAAATCAACTGGTAGCCGACACTGCTGAAGATGGTTCTGTTCCTCCTAAACTCAATTATATTGATTTGCGATTTGGAACAAAATGTCAGTTAGCATGTGTAATGTGCAGTCCTCATGATAGTAGTGGATGGATTAAAGATTGGCAAGCAATACATCCAAAGATTAAAAATTCAACATTAAAACAAACTACGTTGTGGTCAAATAAAGGTAGTACAAATGGTAGCAGTTATAACTGGCATAAAAATAATCCTATATTCTGGCAGCAGTTTTATGAACAAATTCCTAATATGCAACAGTTGTATTTTGCAGGCGGGGAGAGTTTAATTATTGAAGAACACTATGAAATTTTGGAAGAGTGTATTCGTCAAGGACATGCAAAAAATTTAGAATTGCGTTATAACAGTAACGGTGTAGAATGGAGAGATGACTTGTTTGATTTGTGGAAACAATTTAAACTTGTGCGTTTTCATTATAGTGTAGACAGTATTGAGGAAATGAATGATTACATTCGTTATCCTAGCAAGTGGTCAAGGACTGCTGAAGTATTTCATATTTTAGATACACAAACACCAAGCAATACAGAAGTTACGGTTGCGTGTGCAGTCCAAGCTCTAAATATCTACTACATACCTGATTTTATTAAATGGAAATTAGAACAAGGTTTTAAGAAAATTAATATGTGGCCATTTGGCGCTGGTGGAGTAAATTATCATTTTGTTTATCATCCACCTCACTTGAATGTAAAAGTTTTGCCTAAATGGTTTAAAGAAGAATGCCGCAAGAAGTACGAAGAATTTTATCCATGGTGGGAAGCTAATTGGGAAAAAGGTGTACCAGAATGGCACAAGGGTAAAGTGACTTACGAGCAATGGCGCAATGCTAGTTATGGTATTAGTCGATTAGACGGTATGTTAAAATTTATGGAAAGCGAAGATTGGACCATTAGACTTCCAGAAATGAAAGAATTTTTAGATTTATGTGATGCACAGCGTGGCATTAGCTTTGCAGAAACTTTCCCAGAAATGAAGGAGATCTTTAATGTTTGAATTTAGTAATAGTTTGTATAACAAAATGAAATCACAGTACAAAGCAATGTACGGTGGTGAATTACCAAAATTAGAATTACACCGTATTAACGGATTAGATATCCCAGTTTCTACTTCTTGGAAAAAAATTGGAGTGAATTTATCAGGTGGAGCAGATAGTGCTTGTCTCACATTCTTGTTATGTAAAATTATTCAAGATAATAAACTAGATTGTAAAATAGATGTTATCACGCATATACGTTGTTGGGATACTAGACCTTGGCAAGAACCTATATCGGAAGAAGTTTTTAATAAATTAAAATCAATGTTTCCTAATATAATTGAAAATCGTCATACTAATTTTATTGCTCCAGGAATTGAAGATGGTGCAATGGGTAAAATTATTATGTCTAAAGGTGTGCTACGAGCTGGTGATCAAATTCAAATTGATGAATTTAATTCATATTGTATTTTCAAATATAAATTTGATGCTATATTTAATGCAACTACTCACAATCCGTTAAGCTATACAATTGACGGTGAACCGCCAGCACGTCGAATTGACACTGATAAAAAAGAACCTCTACTAATTTTAAAAAGAAATGGATCTCACATATTCTTACCATTTTTGTTAGTTGACAAATCCTGGATACTTGCACAATATTACTTGTTTAAAATTGTAGATTTATATGAAACTACACGTAGTTGCGAGGGCGATTTATCTGATGCAATTGTTAGTCAGACTTTCCCAAGCCTTATAGATTATAAGCCAGGAATTTATGTTCCAACTTGTGGCAAGTGTTTTTGGTGTCAAGAACGTTCCTGGGCAGAAACAGAAATTCCTGACATGGTAGCTAGGATACCTAAATGAGTAATACATTTTGCCCAATCCCTTGGAACTTCCAAGCTATTCGTGCAAACGGTGATATGCGAGTTTGTTGTCAAGCAAATGTGACTAAAAATCAAGGTGTAATACGCAAGGATGATGGCACTGCATTTAACGCTGGCAAAGATAATTTAGACCTTGCACGTAACAACAGTATGATGAAAACAATTCGTCTTAATATGTTAAATGGTGTGTGGAACGAAGAATGTGGACGATGTAAAAACGAAGAAACAAGTGGGTTAGTTAGCAGACGCACATACGAAAATGAACAATGGAAGTTAACTATCGACGAAGCACGTAGTAAAACTGCTGAAGATGGTAGTATATCCACTGAAACCTTTCCTGTAGTTTATTATGATTTAAGATTTGGAAATTTTTGTAATTTAAAATGTCGTATGTGCGGCCCAACAGATAGTAATGCATGGTACGATGATTGGATTAAGTTAACTGGCAGTAATAAATTTAAAGATACTGGCGGAATAATGGAAATTGTTGACGGGAATGTTCCAGCTTTTGACTGGCCAGAATACGAACCATTTTGGGAACAACTTGAGGCAAACATACATAATATCCAACACGTATATTTTGCGGGAGGTGAACCCATGCTAATTGAACGTCATTATGATTTCTTAGAACGTTGTGTTGAAAAAGATGCTGCAAAACATATTATTATTGAGTACAATACCAACATGAGTACACTTCCTACTCGTGTTACAAATTTATGGAAAAGTTTTAAACAAGTTCGTGTTGGTGCAAGTGTTGATGGTATGGGTGCAATGCAAGAATATCAACGACATCCTGCTAAGTGGCAAAAGACACTAGATAATTTACACAAGGTTGATCAATTGCCAGATAATATTTTTGGTTGGCTTGCGTTCACAGTAACAGCGTATAATGTTAATCATATGATTGATTTTATGAAATGGAAATTAACAGAAAGCGGTTTAAAGAAAATAAACTTCACACAAAAACGCCCAATTATCACACATCATGTTGCACATCATCCAAAACATTTAAATGTACGTGTCCTTCCAGAACAATACAAAAAAGATGTCACTGTTAAGTTTGTTGAGTTTGTTCAATGGGTAAAAGATAATAATTATCCTGCGCATGTAATTAAACAAGCAGAAGATATTTCTAAAGGCGTAACAAGTTATATGAACAGCGATAATTATTATGATACACACTGGAATGAATTTATAAAATACACACAGCAATTAGACAATATTCGTCAAGAAAATTTGTGCGATGTAGAACCAAAGTTTAAGGATTATATTTAATGGCTAGTTTTGATACAGTTGATTTGCTTGATGGCAATGTATTCCAAGTAACTTGGGATATTGGTCGACGCTGTAATTACGATTGCAGTTATTGTCCAGCTCATAGGCATGACAATTTTAGCCCACATGCCACGTTAGAAGAATTAATCAAAAATGCAGATTTTATGTTGGAGTATGTAAATTTGTACATGACCTATAGAGATTACAAGAGGGCAAGTGTTAGTTTTACTGGCGGTGAACCAACAGTAAATCCAAATTTTATTGCCTTTGCCAAGTACCTCAAAGAAGCATACGAGACCAAATATAAAGACAAGTACGAGTGTAATTTTGCTCTTACTAGCAATGGGGCAATGAGTAAAAAAATGGCTCAGAAAGTTATGGAAAATTTTGGACACATAACAGTTAGTTACCATGCAGAGGCTGATGACACACTTAAACAACAAGTCAGAGATCGTATGGTTCAGTTTCATAAAGAAGGCCCTGCTAATAAATGTAGTATCAGTATCAATGTGATGTTTCATGCCGCATACTTTGACGAATGTGTTGAGCTATGTGAATTTTTAGATGACAACGATATAAAATATGTTCCACGTATTATTGGCGAAGAACCAGACAGTAAAAGCAATTTTGCACATCAATACACTGAAGAACAGTTACAGTGGATGAAAGATTATTGGTCAAATAACACTAAAAAGGTACAAGCAGCATGAGTGAAGAAAAGAAAGAATTGGGTCTAAAAATAGGTAGACCGTGCTGTGGTAGTAGAACCATGTGTCTAAGTCAAGATGGTGTTGATAGAAAAAGCAAGTTTGTAGATTTTAGAGAATTTAAAGGTTGGCATTGTAGCGTCAATTGGTTCTTTATGCACATTGAACAACAAACTGATAGTGTATTCCATCATCAAACATGCCAAGCACAATTTGGTCAAACCCGCGGACCAATTGGTAAGTTAAGCGAAGGCGACAAAATTCTAAAAGAATTAGAAGAGCATTTAAAAGCTGGTACAATGCCAACAATTATATGTCCCAAACACACTTGTGGTTGTGGACTATGCGCTCCCAAAAGTTCTGATAAAAGCAAATATGAAGCTGTTATGGCTAGACACGTTGACATGAAAGTGTTTGAAAATGCTGTAGAAACAAAACCCAAAGTTATGTGGATTCAATCTTAATGAGTGATTTAAAAACATCTGCATACGACTTTACACAAATACCCTATGACGATATAGTACGTGTTGGACAACGTACAATGCTTTATAGAGACTTATTCACAGTAAGTTGGCTGTTAGGCAGATTCTGTAATTATAAGTGTAGTTACTGCTGGCCTTACGCACGAAGCGATAAAAAAGATCATAGACCAACTGAGCTGTGTTTAAAGACTGTTGACGAGATTAAACGTCAAGCTCGTGACCGAGGATTTAATAGTTTCCATTTTAGTTTAAGTGGCGGCGAACCCACGTTTCATCCTGGTTATATTGACATTTTGAATCACTTAAACAATGATTCAGAAAACACAAACTATACTAGTGTACATATGACAACGAATATGAGTCGTAGTTTAGCATGGCATCGAGATGAATATTGTAAGGCAGTTAGTAAATTTCATAGAGCAAGTATCACTGCTAGCCTGCATACTGAACACGTTAATACTAAAGAAAAAATGAGTGAGTTTGCTGATAAATTAGAATTATGTCAGCAACATGATGTTCAAGTAACTATTAACATGGTAATGGTTCCTGAATGGTTTGATAAAGATTATGAGAACGCATTATACTTTCACAATCGTGGAATTAATGTAACATTAAAGCCTCAAAGTGATCCCACTGCTAGTCGTGTAGTTGATGGGTATACTCCAGAAATGCTTAAAGTATTACACAACGGAATGCCGCAACGTGGCTATACAGAAGCAAAGGCAGCAGAAGCTAAGTTAGTAGTTAGACCAGAACCCACATTTAAGAAAGTTCCAGATCCTATATATTCACAAGATACTATCCCGCAACACTTTCAAGTAGAGTTTGTGGACAAAAATAAAAAAGTTTGGTACATGGATCAAGCTGAACGATTTAATGCATTTAACTTTAATAAATTTAAAGATTGGGAATGTTCAAGCGGATACCGTAGTATTATTATACGTGAACCTGACGGCAGTATCAAACGTAGCTATAGTTGTCATGACGCTCCATTAGGCAATATTGAAACTGGATTTAACTTATTTGATGGTCCTAAATCATGCATTACTTCTAGTTGTGTAAGTAGTGCTGACAGTAAAATACCCAAAAGGTCGCCGGGAACAAAGTTGCCTCTGTGGCCCGGCGATAACTCTTACAACTAATTAATATGGTTTGATGCCATTGGAAACACTTCTGCAATGACTCGTCCGCACTCGCGAGCAACCAGCTGATGTTCTAACTGTGTGCCGTTTGCACTTCGCAATTCAATAAAGTGAATCCAACTACGCAAAGTACCGTTCATGTACAAGCGACTTACTGTATTACCTTCTGGTAAAATAGCACGAGCCTGTTCTTTAGCAATACCTTTAGAAATAGCTTCTGCGTATGTTTGTTTAACAGTTTCAATAATAAACTTTTGCTTGGCATCCCACCACGCTTGCAATTCAACGTCATCAGTTACAACAGAATTTTGACGATTTGTTGTATCTTGCAGACGTGCCTCACGTATGACAAAGTCCAAGTCTTTAGTAGGATCCGCATAGCGTTGACTGAACTCTTGGAAACTAAAACTACGGTGTCTTAAAATTTGCCTTGCAATATCACGTGTGGTTTCAATTTCTAAACAAGCACTTACCATTTCGAGCGGACTCCAATGTTGATGCTTGATTAGATAGTTGATTAATTTCTCACTAGTTTCTGTATTGAATTGATTAGCTGGGTTACTTACTCTTGCACAAAAGGCAATAAGCTCTTGTGCATCGTAAATACCTTCATTTACCATTTCTCTACTGGCTTTACTTGATGATATTAATTTAACTTTCATTATAATTTTCTTTTCTTAAGGAATTTTGAAGTACCTTGGATTATATCACTTTTTAATTTTTCAGTATTAAGTTTAAAATCTACATTTTCAATTTCGTCTTGATATTGTGCAAATAATTCGTGAATATTTTTCTCAACATCTTGCCAAGTCATTTCTTCTTTTTTAGAAGAAATATCAATGTCCCAGGTCTTCTTATCTTTAAAATGTATCTGAATAGAGTGTAAGTATTTTAAGGGAACTACATTTAACTGTATCCCTTCAAATACTTCGGGCCATCGTTCAATAACATCCTTTGAAAGTTTCTTGGATGTCATTTTTTCTTAGTCGGTACCAAGTCCTCTGCTAGTCTACGAAATTGTGCAGCTTCTTTTGCCAACTTATCTGCTTGACTGCGATAACGTTTGGCAACGATCTCTGGCGTATCTCCTTCAACCGGCGCAGTAGCATCAACCTTTGGAGCAACTGATGGAACTTCATTTACTGTTGCAATCTCTACCACTTCAGCAAGTTGAGTAGATTTTCCACCTGGTGGTTTGATTGCTAAATCGTCAACTGCAACATTACGCTGTTCAGCAATGATAATGTTTAACTTATCTAATCTTACTTTGGCAGAAAAGTTTGGAATCATTTCAATTGCATCAGTTGCAACTTTAATCAATTTACCTTGGGTGTGTAATGCGGCAAGCATAATGCTACCATCTGGGAATTGCTGACGTGCAAGAACTTCTGCAAATTCATTTGCCGATTGAGCAGCAGAAGACTCGACAATGCTAATAAGTGCATCGTGTTGTGATTCTGGTAAATTTTCTGTTGGGATTACTAGGCAGCTATATGCATCGCCAGGAAGTGTTCTATATGCTACTAAACACTTTCTGCCAGAATCAATAAACCTAGCTACGTGTTTTAAATCAACCATTTGTTTGTTGTCCTTTTGCGGCTACTTGAGCTAAGAAGTTTGATAATTTATTATAAACCTTACCAACAGCTTCCATTTCGTTTGCCTTAAATGCACCGCGTGAACTTGCGATGTCGATGATCTGCTTCATAGAGTTTAGATCATTAATTGTTAAATCGTTGTCAGGTGCTTGTGCGGTTTCTGGCGCAGTTTCCTGGACTTGTTCTTTAGTTTGTTCAGTCATAGTATCTCCTTAATAACGACATTGTGATGTCGTTATTATATAGCCGTATTATATTTTAGGAGTTACAGATTTGAATATGCGAGCAAGAAAAAACTAATCTCTTTTTCTTGCTCAAATCCAACTTTTGTGACATAGATGATAGAGTTAGTTGAATCTAGCTCAATACCTTGCCCAACATAATATCTGCCGTTCAAGTTATTGAAGATCCAACTATCTATTGTTTTTACATAAGTGGGATTGTACTTGGGTACAGTCATGTAATAGAAATGGTGAGCGGGAAAGTCCACTCTCCTTAGATCCAACAAATTTAGAGGATTTGGTTTACCATTTTTTATTGCCATCTCACTCTCTTATTTAAACTCGTAATAAGCGTGAGAACCAAATGGTGGAACAATAGAATCATTTCCGTGAATAATGAATAGCGTATCGCAGTAATTTTCATCACCCCATGAGTCCCAAGGATATCCATCAGTAAACATGATAAACTTTTTAGGATTGATATCGTATTTCTTCATGTATTCCCAATTGGCATCAAAGTCTGTGCCGCCGCCGCCTTTAACTTCGTAATTGAGAATATCTTCACCGCTGTATCCGTCAAAGTCTTGTTCGTTATATACTTTGGTATCAAAACACCATAATTTAATTTTATAGTCTTTGTACTCGTCCATAATGCCTTTGACTTCACTAATAAAGTCTTTTGCTTGATCATCTCCAATAGAACCACTCATGTCAATAGCAATAGCAACATCAATTGTTTCGTCAAATTTCATACCAGGCAAAATAGCACCTGACATTTGACCTTTGCGACTTGGACGTGCAAAAGTGTAATCGTTTTTAATTAAACTTTGAATTTGTTGACGCAACAGTTCACGCCAATTCATTTTAGGTTCTGTAAGTTCCTTAATCATACGTGCAATATTGGCCGGGGTATTACCTGCACCAGCCGCATTTGCAGCCTGCATAGTAGCTTCACGGATTTCATCACGGATTTGTTTAAGTTCTTCTTTTGTATATTGCGGACGGCTTTCTCCGTCTTTAGGATCTTTTTCCCAGTCAATATGTTCGTCAAGTAACTCGCCTAATGCGGCAAGTTCTTGTTCGTCCATGCTGTCATAAATCTCGTCATATACTTGTTCTGCACTCTTACCATAATGTTTTGGATCATGAAAGATTTTAATTTCTGGAGGCTGTTCTCCAATACGGTCACGAATCAATTGTCCGTTAACACAATAGTCTGCGGCAATATTAAAAATACGTGCATCGCGTCCTTCACGTCGGCCCATATGGTCAAAAACGTTATGAAGAATTTCGTGTGCAACGACAAACTCTACTTGCTTAGTAGTGAGGGTTTCAAAAAACGAACGACTGTAAAATAGATTGCGACCATCAGTTGCCGCAGTTTTACACCAGTCGCTGGCGTCTACAACCTTAAGGCGTGTTGCCATATTTCCAAAAAATGGATGGCGAAGAAGTAAGCCCACACGAGCTACGATAATTTTGTCTACTACGGGGTCTAGACTGTGTTGCATGTTCTGCTCCTAAGTTGCTATAGTATATATTATAACACCGCCCGAAGGCGGTGTCAATCGGTTTATTTTAACGTTTTTCCGTTGCAGCCGAAATATACTTACCAAATTTGGCATGGAAATCATCAAAGCATTTAATCTCATCCGGATCCAGAGGCAAATTGTATTGGGTAAGAGCAAGTTTAGTACTCATAATAACCAATTCAGTTTCAAAGTTATTCATAATGAATTCAAAGAAACAGTTAACTTGATCGTTCCAATTTTTAGCATTCTTGTCGCTAGAATCTTTAAGTTCATAGCACAAACTAACAGCTAATGAATACATTGCAGAAATCTCTTTTGAATCCATCTTTTTAACTTTGCCAGTCAAAATATCAGTTGGATTTGGCATCTTGCTAGCAACCTTGCGGTGCGCCATAAACTTAATAGCAAGGCCTTCACCAACTGCTCCAGAGATCAAGTCAGTCAGTGTGTTTTCATCAGTATCGTCATCTTCAAGCAATTCGCTTACAAATGTCCAGCTACGTGGAGTAGCAAATGCACGACTTGAACTTTTTGGATCAAAATCGTACAAGTCCTTTTTAGAGAATGTCAAAAAGCCAACAACGTCTTTATGAATACGATTTTCTGTAGCCCAAAAACTGTAGTCTTCCCAGTCTACACGCATTTCCAAATGCAAGAAGCGATTAGCCAACGGAGCGGGCATACGATAAGTTACACCCTTATCTGCTTCGCGATTACCCGCCGCAACAATGAGAACGTTATCTGGAAGTTCGTAAGTACCAACTTTACGATTCAAAATAAGTTGATAAGCTGCCGCTTGTACTGCTGGCGGAGCAGAGTTCATTTCATCCATGAACAGGATAATTTGTTTGTGATTTTTAGCAAACTCTTTGCTAGGCAATTCGCCTGGGGGAGCCCAAACCATTGTGTTAGCGTTTGAATCAAAATATGGAATACCTTTAATATCAGTAGGTTCCCAAAGTGACAAACGAACGTCAATTACATGAGCGTCCATATCTTCGCCAAGTTGCTTGACAATATCGGATTTACCAATACCGGGAGGACCCCATAGGAACAAAGGACGCCGTTTTGCAAATCCTTTGCTAATAGCTTTTTTGGCTGCTTTTGGGCCAACTGTACGTGAAATAATCTCGCTCATTTAATGTTCCAATCTTAAGTTGAGGGTTGTTGTTTAACTGTCTATGTATGTATTATACGGCAATTCCACAACAAAGTCAATAGGAAATTGGTTAAATCACTCAGATTCTTTTCGTGAATTAATGGCTTTTATAAGTCCGTACTTGCGGATGTCGTCCGAAAACAACATTAGTTCGAACGCTTTTTTCTCGGAAAAAACGGTTATACTCTGATTGGTCAGATAGTACGGACAATCGATAAATTGATCAAAAAATATGATCGTTTGTGGACTTAGCTCCACATGCTCAGTGAAAGGGATTTCGTATTCTTTTAAGTCTAAGACTGATGTTACATGTTCGTATCCAGCATCAGTAAGGCGTAAGCCGCCTTTGTCTTTTGTTCTAGTGTTTTGCCACCACATTCTGTGATGTATTTTTACATTAGCTTCATCTAAGGATTTTTCTTGTTCTTTTAAAAAAATCTTAGTGTAGGCCAGTGAATTGATCATTTCAATACTTGACCAGTTGTTAGAACTGTTACTTGGAAATCACTGCATCCAAAAGTTAAGTTCAATTTTTTTGCCAAATTAATAGCATGGCCTGGATTACTAAATGCAACTTTCTTGTACTTAGGACCTGGATAACTTGTAATATTGCTAAAGCTCTTTAAATTAAAAGGTGCACCTTTATAGAAGACAGCCCAGATGGCATCAGCTTCTAAAACCTGTTCACATTTGTAATTTTTCTTATTAACATGCTCTAACAGTACCTTTGGTTTTGGTCGACTCATATATGCGTTCCTCAAATATACGCATATATTTATCCTATAACTAGTCTTTAAAACCGCCCCCGTCAAGCTCAACAGTGACGGTATCGTTGGTAGATTGCTTTAAAATGTGTAAAAGATTTTCATAATCTTGCGTTAGCTTACTAGTTACTTCGCCAAGAGTGAATGCTAGCAATTTAGCAGTCCTAATGTCCAGTTTTACTTCTTTTTGCTGGCTCATATCAGCCATTTTTACTTGTTGAATGAATTGCTGTAAAGGTATTGTATTAATTGGATTATTTGACATTTGCCAATACCTCTTTAGATTCTTCTTCAGTTAAGTATGGACCTGAAAACTCATAACGTTCAATAGTAATTAATTTTGGACAAAAACTACGTACCCAATTTTTAGGAAATTTAATTACATAATGACCAGCACAAAATAAACTTTTACTTTGATTACTTTTAGTAAACAAGGGTAGCTTGCGTCTAACATCATACATTGAGTTGTACGGTTTCCATTTAGTTGGATAACCGTGACACTCATTTTCATTACTATGTGAAACAGTTGTCTTAATTCCTTTTAAGAAAAAGTTATCACCAAATTTCTTTGTAATTTCTGATTTTTTACTAAAGTAAAGTTCACCGTTTTTAGCACTCAACATATATTTGTTGTTTTCGTTTTTATGTAGAGTCCCAACACGTTCGCCGTCTTGTTCAACTACCCACAGCTTGCCATCTACGATTGGCTTAGCATGAAGATCTGTCATATGTTTTTTACCTTAACTTTAAATTTCTCAATTTCATCTTTGAGGTGTAACTTTTCTTTTTTAAGATCAGTCACGTTTTCATGATGCGCTTCTAACTTAGTAATTTGTTCATCAAGGATGTCATGTTTTTCCTGCAAATGTGCAATGTGATGCTCTAGTTTTTCTCTAGTAATCATTCAGGCTCCTTTAAAAGTCCTCTCCATGAGACTACATGTTCGTCACTCCATTGAACGCCGTCCCATTGTGCATAACTTGGAAACGGCCAATTTGGAATGTTGCTTGATGTTACTTGATATGCCCCCTGTCTTGCTGGATTAATGCTTACTGGAAACCAATCAGTAACTTCGGGTTCTTCATGAAATTCTTCTGATGCTTCTTCTAATGTTTCGTTTGCAACTGGTGCATCTTCGTCAGGCTCACCTTTAAATACTTCACCAGTATCTTCATTGGTAAGTTCCAATGGACCATAGTAATAGTACTCTGTATCGTCACACTGCCAACCTAAATTTTCCACACCATCAAAAGAATCTTCTTCCCACGCTGTGATAAATTCTTCAACATCTTCCTCAGATGCTTTGCCGTTACCATCTTCGATATCGCACCAGCATCCGTCAATCATATCCCACATTTCCCACGATTCATCGTTATCAATACAGCTTAATTCGTAACCGTCTTCGTTTTTGAGTTCATCATTGGTAAGCGGTTGTTCGTCAGATTCTACAGTAAATGTAGCCCAGCGATATCCTTGCTCAATAGTGATGACCTTACCTTCTTTGTAGAAAAACATTTTTTCTACGGCCGATTTTTTATATTGTGGAGATAGTTTCCAAATAGCCATTTGATAACTCCTTAATTATCTAATTCCATTGCGTTGTACTCTTTAACTACAGCAAGTACTTCTTCTTCTGTATTGCATACAATCTTAGAATTTTTCCATTCGTTGTCATTATCACGACCGCCAACTTCTACCATCCAACCATTGTCGTAACGGTTGATTGTAATTGATTCATTTACTTTTGCTAGTTTGCTTAGTTTTGCCATTTTATTTCTCCTGTTGTAATTTACGCCATGTTACCGCTGACTCAGGGTAACGTGATTGGAATGGTTCTGCATATTGTGTAATGTTGTCAGTAATTTTCTTCAAATCATACAAATTGCAGAACTTTAGCAGTCTAATACCTACTTGATCAATAGATTTAGGAACTGCTTGTGTGTCGATTGTTTCGTTAATTATTGTTCGAATTTCTTTAGGTTGTGCAGACAAATCGATCAGTACACGATTTCGTTCATAGTCTTCTAGTACACGATGTTCTTCGCCATTATGGTCAACCCAACGTTGCAACATCATATTGTTCCACGCGAAGCCCTTGTCTTTTCGATCATTGTATGCTTCTTGTAGTTTGTTTACACGCACCTTAGGATACGCACTAAACACATTATCAGTGGGGTCACCACGAATACATTTTTGGAATAGTAACCATTCTGGATTTGGAATTTCTTTATGCTCTTGTGTTTTCTTATCAACTACACGCTTACCTTTAGCATCAAATATGCCTTCGTGCGTAATAATAGTTTCCATTACACCGTTGTATTGTTTTACATTGGGTGCAATCAATTGTACGAAATCTGTATCTGTTGAAATGATAATATGATCATCATTTGGATGACTTTGTATGAAGCCAGCAATCAAATCGTCTGCTTCTAATTGCTGATGTTGTAAAACTGTACAGTTTGTTTTTTCTGCAATAAACGTTTTAAATGTATCAAACGCTTCCCAAAATACTGTTTCTTCTTCAGCTTCTTTTTCAGTATGTGCGGCACGTGCCTCGCTACGGTTACGTTTGTACGGAGGATAATGATCTTTGCGCCAGCTACGACCCTCGAGGCAGAACACTACGTGATCGCCACCAAAGTCATTCCAAGCCTTTTTAATACTGTTGAGAGTAATGTGGAATGCCATACCTAGTTTGATATCAGCACTTCCATTAATCACATGTCTCGCTCTAAAGAACGTATTTGCTGTATCAACTAAAATATATTTCATTTTACCTCTGCTTTTCCGTCTGCAAGTTTACTTACGTTAATGTAGCCAGCACCTCTAGAAGCATCCTGACCTTCATCGCTTAATATGTTACGAGCTAAGTCTCTAAACCAGCGATCCACAATTTCTTCATCTGGATCACCGTCATAACCATATCCTTCTTGCTTTAATTGTACTACAAAAGCAGCGTTCCAGTCAAGCTCAAAAAAGCCGTTTCTTACATTATCTTTGTTTACATGAGTATCCAAAACGGAAACCCAAGGTTCGCCTTTACGTGTAGCACGTTCTTTTGGAGTCAATTTGGCAAGCTCTGCTTTGGCTTCTGCGTCTGCGGCTTCTTTTAATTTTTGTTCTGTTAACTTTTGAGCAACTGCCGCCTCAGCTTTTGCCATTGCTGTTGCATCTTCAATTGCTTTAATTCCAGTAATTTTCTTTATAAAGTCTTTAATCATTTTATCGTTTCCATATGATATGTTAATGTTTCTAACGGGAATATTGGACTAATTTTATTCTCGTAAAATTCTAAATTTGATTCAGCAAATGGTATTAACAATTTTTGGAACCAAGTTTGATCAATTCCTTCGTTAAATGTTTTGCGATGCATTTTAAATTTACAAGGACTATATGCATATCTTTCATGATATGTATGTCCTTTTACAAAATAGCTCAATGTATCTACTGTAAAAAAGTGAACATGTGTTGGATCAACGCAGGCCCATTTACTGCGGAAATACGGCACAATAATAGTAACAGTAGCACCTGGTTTGGTTATGCGATGAATTTCTTCCATTGTTTTAACAATGTTGTTTAAATGTTCTAATACATTGTCTAAATGTACAACATCAAACTCACCACTCTCAAACGGCCATGGAAATACATCTAAGTTGTGTACTACATCAGCACCAACATTTTCGTTAATGTCTACAGTAACAATAGTATCTCCAGGATTTCCTGGACGTTCTTTCTTACCACATCCGAGTACTAGTAATTTTGCCATTAGGTACCCCACTCATTTTTAAATAGTGGCACTTGTAATCTGTCACTATAACGCCATCCACGTTTCATAGCAAGATCGGCCACCTTACGATTGTTTAATGCATACACACTTTCTACACCGCCAACTGGCATTAGATAAACATGTCCAGTGAAACCTGCTTTACGATATTCTTCAGTAGCACGTTCTGCATCGGCAAAGTCTTGTTCTGTAGCAATAACAAATTTTAAATATGCTGTACCATACTCTTCGTACTCACATACAATCTCAGGACAGATTGCTTCTTCCCACTTCTCGCCACTACAAGGAAGTTTAGCACTTACACTAAATGTAATCTCACGCCAAAAATCTTGATCATGATGACTTTTCCAAGTATGCAAATATGAAGCAAATTCTGGAGTTAATTTTTGAGTACCGTTTGTTTCAAAAGTAATTTCTCTAAGACGCCACATACTAGGATGATCTAACAAATCTGGATAAGCACGTTGCCAACCTAACAACGGCTCTCCGCCTGTAATAACTAGATGCTCATCTTCCCAACGCTTGTGCGGAAGTATCTCCATAATACGATTTACAATAGCGTTACTTTCTAACATTGGACTTAGATCTTTAAACTCTGGCATCCATGATGCATAGCTGTCACAACCTGTGCTTACAAGCGGCAAGTCTTCATACTTTTGAAAAGACTCAATCATTTTGTGTGTTGCCGCAATGTCAGTAGCTTCGTGACTGACTTCACCACGTGGCATGCCAAAGCCTGCGCATTTAAAGTTACACCCAAATGTACGCAGAAACACAGACGGGACACCCATGTAGCGTCCTTCACCTTGGATACTGTAAAACAGTTCCGCTATTTTAATTTTACTCATACACAATCCTGTTCTTTTGCCATTTTTGTTATTATAGCACGTTCTTCTTTATTTTGTCTAGTATTACGAAACTCTTTAACGTCTGCTGATGCAGTTACAAGAGTTTGAGCATAATTAATTGTTTGTTGCTCTTTCAAACAAATAGTCGATTCGGTATCAATATACCCTTTGGTAAGTAATGTCCAAATATGTGTCCAGCGTGACTTTGACCAAAAGTTTGTTCTAGTAGTAACATAGATGTTAACAGAAATACCTGTATCATCAGACTCTACCCAGACATTGTGATCACAATCTGTATTAGAACATTCGCAAGCAACTCGATAAACTTTTGAATCGCCCCAATCGTTTTGCTTCAAAATACCTTCTGCTGGAGTTTGGGCTTTCATTGTTTGAACATCTCTAAATTAATAATTTTAGCAACACGCTCACCGACATTTTCACCAGTGGGAATGACATAAGTTTGTTGATCGTGTCGATCCTTACGGTCATCATAATGTCGAACATTGAGAATCTTACCACCAACTGCATTGCTTAGTTCAAATGTAATGGGACCTTCGCCTTCTGCACGGCCACGTTCTACCATTGCTGTTCCCATACCAATTGCCATTTTATGTTTATCCTGTAACCATACTGTTGAATTTATTTGATCGTAGTGGTCTCTATTTTCCCACATGTCTCGAACTTTGGTATATAACCATTTATCAAACCATTTCATTCTACATCTTCCTCAAACCATTCGTCAACCATTGTTTCTGCTTCGTCTTGCGTTAACGCCGGAACAAAAATACGTGCTGGATGTCCAACTGTATGTTGTATATCAAATTTAACCACACCTGCTGGTATGTGATCGAATTCTCTCTCTACAATAAATTCTTGTAAATTCTTTGCACGGAAAATTAATTGATCAGTTAAGTCTTTAGCTGTTGTCATCTTGGGGCAAACTCCTGTTGTAATTTAATGTTATCAAAAAACTCTTTCTTAGCACCTGGATCAGTTTTAAATGAACCAGTAAGTACAGTTGTCTGTGTTAATGAACTATGTGCCATAATGCCGCGATTCTCACAGCAACCGTGTGTTGCTTGAATGTATACTGCTACGTTTTTGGAATTTGTTGCTCGGCTGATTTCCCTAGCAATGTCATTGCAAAGTTCCTCCTGGAGAGTACCTCGACGGGCACACCACTGAGCGATCCTTGTATACTTGCTAAGTCCGATGAGTTTCTCAGCCGCAATAATACCAATATAAGCAACGCCAGTAACGGGTTGGTGATGATGGCTACACATACTGCGAAGCTCGCTACGAACAACCAGCATGCCTTCATAACGGTCCGCCGAATCATTTGGAAAACATGTTGCGTCTGGTGCTGATTCATATCTACCTGCCATAATTTCGTTAAAATACATCTTAGCAAGTCTACGTGCTGTGCCTTTGCTATTAGGATCGTTTTCTCTATCAATAAGTAAACTATCAAGCACTTGCTCAAATGCAGGTGTTGCTTCGTCAATTAATTTTTCTATATCACCTTCGTGCAAGTATTCACTGATGTTATCACCTGCCCAAAAACGTTTACCTTCACGTTTCATCTTAAAACGAATATGATCGCCTAAGTATGCTTCTTTGTAATCTTTGTTGTCGTCGCCTTGTTGTTCTGCACCGGTAAGTGCGTTCTTCAAGTCTTCTGTTGTAAATGTTGTCAAGTTAATTCTCCGATCATTTGTACATTATATAGATTATTTAGGCAAATGTCAACTAAAGTATCCATAAGATACAACAAACCCTATACCAAACCAGAAAATTACATATTCTAACCAATATTTTTCAAGTAAATTTTCTATCTTATTTTTAAGAGTCATATGTTGTTTCCATCAAATTATGTTGCGATCTTTTTTATAGTTTTCGTAGTGCCGCTTGCGGCATTCTTCTTTAACTGATTGCGGAATATCTGGATGCCATTCTGCCATTCCGCAATCGTAATATCTACCTTGAGGTTGATTTTGTATAATCATATATCCAAAGATACTCAATATTGTAACGGCAAGTATGACAATGATAATATCCTTCATAGTCGTTCGCTCAAAAGTATACGACATAAATCAGCATCTTTTTTATTTTTAAATGTAAAGGTCATGCAATCTTCTTCAGGATGAGATTCGTATCTGTTTCCAGGCAATCCAAATACTTCTAGTACTAGAGCACATGTTTCATTCCACCAAAAACCATTTTGGTTGTCCCATAATACTGCTACTTGATTCTCATTTGTCGCTAACACGATAGTTTCCTTTTTCTGGAATAACATGTCTAACACCTCCACGTGGATCTTCCATATCACCCTTGCGTCTAGGAATCATATGTACATGTGGATACATTATTGTTTGTCCAGCAGCCTCGCCACAGTTTTGTCCGACATTAAAAGCGTCCCACCTGCCCGACTCGACGCCCATGTAACCAAATTTGTATGCGGCTTTGTAACAATCCCAGAGATGGTCCCAGTCTTCTTTGGTAGGCACAAATAACAGATGTCCTTCCGTAACTGGGTATGCATCTCGGAAGACCCAATAGTCTTTAGTTCGGTATTCAATACCGGTCCACGGTGCTCGTTTTTCATCAAGTGCCCTTTCAATATCAGTTGTCATTGCGCCAAAACTCTTCCCAAGGATAAACTAACCAACAGTCCTCTTCTGCTTTGTTGACTTCCCAAACAGAGTAGTCAACAGTTTCTTTACTTGCCATATTGTTAGTTAGTGTAGCAAATCGAACATTGCCTCCCCACACGTGATTCCAAAAATCGTGATCGGGATGACAGCCACTTGGCCAGTCTTGTTTGATCCAGGCAATAGTGCTACCTTGATCATTAATGTCGTCTACAATAAGAATTTTTTTTCTGTAAGCCGGATCAACAAACGTGCCAGTGGATTCTCGTATTTCACTAGGGACACAACCAAATGCATCTTCAGCCATGCCTAAGTCGCTTACACAATCTCCACCATCACGTAAACTTACTTGTAATGGACGCATGGGAATTCCCATATATTGACTAAGCAGTACTGCTGGCACAGCACCGCCACGTGTGATACCTACAATATAATCTGGACGCCAGTTGTCTTGCTGTAGCTGTCTAGCAATATCTAAACAAGCACCTTCAATTTGACTCCAGCTATAGTAAACCTTTTTCATTAAGTGCCTTACTGTAAATTACGATTATCATCTTCTTCTGAACGCATAATTGCTTCAACAATGTCTTCATCTAAATCTTCTATATCTACCTCATGGGAGTTTTCTTCAAGTTCTCCACTTTTGAACATACGATGAATTTCAGAAACAAGTTCGTCAAGTTCTTCTTGTGTGCCATCAAAATTATCAAAGCAGCCTGGTGCAAATTCGATTTTAGTTGCTTTTGGTTTATCAGTCATGATCGCCTTTAATTGATTCAAATGTTCTATACTTACCCAATGCATTTATGTATTCGTCATACATCTTTTTTAGTTTTGGATATTTCTTTTCAAGTATAACATCTCTTTCGGGAATTTGCAAGACTTTTTCAATTGTGTTTAACCGTTCTTCCAAGTCACGGCCGTTAATAACCATTCGACCTTTAACTTCTAATTCTGGCGGAGTTTGTTTAACAATCATAACATTGTCATTTGGATTAGTCCACGTTGTACCGTTAGACCCACTTGTTAAAAACTGTCCTGATGTATTGGTAGTTGTATAAACGTAGCCACCACTAGTAGTATTAGCTATGTTGTTTGCGTTCTTCAAGATATAGCTCATTATGTATCCATTTATTTTTAACAAGGAATCCCCATTCTTGTTTTTGTGGACCTGGCATGAACAATGTCCACGCAGTTACGTTAGGATCAAGCTCAATACGATGATAGCTGTTAGCACTACATATACGAAAATGTCCTGGACCTCGCCATTTACACATTTCACCTGACATATTACCTTGCTCGTCAAATAACGGAATCCATTCATAGTATCCGCCTTTTAAAATCAGTGTAGCATAAGGCCACGGATGATCATGTACATCGCCAGGATCTGACTGATGAAACTTGTGTAAAAATATGTTAAACGGAAACCAGTTACGATCCTTTAGGAACAAATAGTAACGTGTGATAAGTGGAGCACCGTTTTGGCGATCCATAATAATACGTTTACGTCCAATGTGTTCTAAAAATTTAAGAAGCATATTTATTGCCTTTCTTTGCTTCCCAATCGTCCTCAATCATTGCATAAGTTTGTTTGAATTTTTCAAATGCAATTTTTAAAGCAGGATATTCCTTACACATTTTTTCAACTTCTGAGTAGCTAGGGAAACTATCAACCCATTCAATTGGTAAATTAAAACTCCAATTATCTGATCCACCAATAGTAATAGTATCTAAAGGAGAGATTGTACTAATACTTCCGCTTGCAAGTGTATAACTTCCAGCAAACACGGAAGTGTCTATAGTTACAGTATTGGCACTTGTTATTGACGACAAGTCAATTGTGTCACTGTTTAATGTTATTGAGTAAGTCTCTGGCGCTAAAGAACTGTTCATTTAAGATATCCTTTTGTTTTCTAATTTGTGGAATCCTAGTTCTGTAATTATCCATATGCTGTATAATTTCTTTACACAAATTAGGACGATATACATTATATGCGTCCCAGCTTTCGGTCCACTTACTTGGATACTTAAATGTGTCCAAGTACATTTCTTTGTAACTTAGTCTGTCAGGAACCATTGGAATTGCATCTACAACAGTGCCTTCATAACAACTAATGCCTAATGTTTCTTGCAAATTAGCACTAAACACTAGTTTTGCCTCACCCAATAAATTATGATATTCATTTTTAGTCAGTTGTTGATCTTGACATACGACAAATTCATATTGTGGTAAGTGTTCTTTTAAATCTCTAAAAATATTAACTTGTTTTTCTGGAGCAATACGATGTGGGAATAAGATAAGATCACGCTTGGGCATGTTCTTATACATTGTTAACGTATCTTCCATATACTCCATGGGCCATCCTGTGCGTATAATTTTACTTTGATTAGTATAATAGTTTGGTGGAGTAAGAGTATCATGGAACAAGTTTTCAGTAAACATGTTAATATGAAACTCTGTAGCAAAGTAGTTATAATCAAATGAATGGAAGAAACTTTTCTCAGCATGTCTAACCCAAGGTTTAGCACCAACCAAGCGTCCAAGAAAGTCTTGTGGATCATATGATCCAGCATGCCATAAGCCGTGTGTAGTTACCGGAATACCTAGCAACTCACTCATGTACTTTAAGTTTATGATACCAGGATGCCAAGCATCAGTAAAGATAAAGTGATCGCCGGAATGAACGGCTCCGTTACAAAATAAACGACCCATCTGCTCAACTTGACTAGCCTTGTATATATTAGTCCCGCCAAAGTTAAGAAACGCTCCTGGAGTGGTAGCACTAGGTATGTCCATAGGACCAGAGATAATTTGAACATTGTGTCCTGCCTTTTTAAGTAGTTTGGGTACACTAGTTTTCCATTGACCAGTGTACCGTGTGTCAACTGCTTCAAGGTCGACTAAAAAGACTTTCATCAGTCTTTGAACCTTGGTTTGCTGTTAAAATTTGGATTATGTGGACGAGGATTCTTGCCCAAATAAGGTTTACGTTCACCGTTCCATGCCTTCTTAGGTCGACGGCTGTACTCAAAATCTCGCCAATTTTGACTTTCCCTATTATAAAGGTCGGCTGGGTTATAGTTACGCAACTCAAAGCGACAAAAGTCGAGATAGTTGTCCAGGTCATCAAAAATCTTAACGACTTCGTTTTTCATAGGAGTATTTCCTTTAATTTTAGTACTTAATAAATGAACCATTTTCTCCGTCTTCGGAGACCTCAATCCAAACCTCACGGCCTGGATACTTATTGGAAATAGTGTCGTACAATTCGTCCGACATCATTTCGCAACTCTTATGATCTAGCGACAAAACACCTTGTGCGCTAGAATACAGTTGTTCAAGCCATCGCTTGAATTGTATGAATTCCACATCTCTGTCATTGTGGGTGACACTAAGCCATACCCTAAAATGGAAAATATGACGATGAGGATTAGCAAGAAACGATACATCATATTGATCTCCTGTTGCTAGGTTAGGGTCTGTTGCGGCCGCAGGATAGCAATGGATGCCTTCCTTTTGAAATGTGACCCAAATCATTTTAAGCGGCCGTATATCTTGTTTAAGAATCATAGTGTTGTATCTTGTGTGTACTGATCCCAATGAGTGTACTTGTCTTTACTCATCAAGCTCTGTAAGTGATGTGTCCACACACCTGGATTTGTAGCACCCCAAGTTCGGTCGTCCAGTTTAAGTGTGGCATTATAGTTGAGTTGATTAATGTAAGGTAACTTGACACTAATCATGGGAACAAATCGAGGATATTCGTTATATGCTGATTCCAATACACCTTCAATGTGTTCAACACCAAAGTCTAAAGTAACCCAATAGTCTGCTTTTAAACAGCCAATAATAACTTCATCCCATGCTTTATATTCTTCGTGGCTAATACTTTTAGGATTAAAACTTTGACTAGTGCCAAAGTAAATATGTTTAATACGTTTGCTTTCGTCCAAGTATGCTTGTGTATCCCCTGCCTTACGAAGTATGTCTTCTAAAGGAGGTGTGCCTACAACAAACAAAGTGAACATGCCATGACAAACAGTATGCTCTACTTCGTAGCCTGTAAAATATGTGACGTCTTGTCTTTGTTGTGTATCTAACATGTTGTAAGTATATAATAATTAATATATAAAGTCAAATCCAATTTTACCAAAGTAAGTAGCCTCTGCTTTGATTGGCTTTTCGATTAATACTTTCTTCAAATGCTTGTTCCCACTGTGATACTCTAGGATATGCGTTTGACCAAAATCTATCAACAATTATGTCACCGTTTTCAATCCAAGTAGCCGCATCTTGCATACATTTATAAAAACCTTCAGTTCTTGGACTAGGGAACATAATAGTACATGCTTTCCAAAGTAAATTACCAAAATCAGTGTTTACTTGCTTTTGATTTCCAAACACAATTAACGCTTCGTTGTTTACGATTGGTTGATCAAATACATCTGGGCCTGAACCCAAATCAATAATAACGTCAAAGGTTCCAGTGTATTCTTCAGAAAGCAGTTCTCCCCACTGACGTTTATTGCTTTTACCTTTTACTGTGATTTCAAAATCTAAATGATTTAGTTTAATTGTATGATACGCAACCCAAGCAAGGAAGCCACTGCCTATAATCAGCAATCTCTTACCTGGCCCACTTCGTTCTGCAATTTCTCTAATGGGTTGATGAATAATATTAATCCCGCATGCTACTGGTTCTAGTATGTATTTAGGATCAGCTTCGGGTACCTTAACATATTCTCTAGCACGTACATTATATACATCCGCATACGCAGGCTCGCCACGTGTTGCCACAAGGTCTCCTACTTTAACATCAGTTACTTTATTACCAATTTCAATAATTTGACCCAATCCTTCGTGACCATGCATATTTGATGGCAATAACGCAAACTTTCCTTGCATCATATCAATGTCACTTCTACAAATACCAGTCATAACCGCTGCTACTTGGATTTCTGTTTCTCCAGGAGGCTGTACATCGTACTTTGCTTCAAAGAAAGCACCTTTACCGTCTGTTTGTAATGTATCTACTATCATAAATCTTCTATCCTTTCATGTATCCAAAAGTCTTGTTGTAATTGTTCTTGCCAAAAATTGTTGTTAGTTAGGTTTTCAATAGTATCAACAATCATATTATGATATGCTTCTTCTGGGCACCAACCTAGTTCAAAACGTTCTACGCTACCATCTTCCATTGTAAATTTAATAGAGCTATCGTCTTCATGCATATTAGCCCAATCTGCTAGTAAAGTCCATTTATTACCAAATAACAGATGGCAACGATCATCCACATCGTATGTCCCATTAGGATTTATAGTTCCATATTCAGTACTTTTAATATTTTCCAGATTATGACATTGTAGTGAGTGTCTTCCAGTTTGTTGTTCTTTTAGCCAGTTTGGATTCATAGCAACATAAAGACTTAGTAAGTGTGGCATTAGATCTCTACTAACTCCGCCAAACGCTAATTTTTTAGTAGTAAACCAGCTGCCTGGATTGGGAATACAATTTTTCCTACTCCAAAATATGTCTACAGTCTTTGCTTTAGCGGCTAATTCCTTTAATTCACTTATATTACTACGCCACATGTTATTTTTAACCATCATGAAGCGTGTATTGCTAAATGTTTGAACCAATGTAGCCCAGTTTTCTGATCGAGCAACACCAGGTTTTTCAACAAATACAATTTTACTTACAGGTGCAACTCGGGTTGCAATGTCAAAATGTGTAAAGTTAGGTGTACAAATATGTACAGTATCAAACGGAGCATACAATAGTATAGCAGAATCAATACTGGGTAACATTGCACCTTTTGTAATATCCTGATCCACAGTAATAACTTCGTGGCCAAGTTTGTCTAGCACAGATTTGTACAAGTTTCCAATACCCATACCAATGACTAGACTACGCTTGCTCATTTTTCTTTTCCTCGTAGGATTTAAACATTCGAGTTACCTCTTCCATGCGTTTGGCAAACACATGCGGGCTTGCTTCTGCGGCCTGCTCCATATCCCAGTCGCTAGGATAATGACGCAAACAACTTCTAGCGCCGTCTTTAATTGCTTTTGGAACTCGAGGAGTAGTTAGAATCTCAAGTAAAAACTTTTGAGTCTGCAATACTGCTCGATATCTTTCATCAGGTAGCGTCATCTTCTTTCTCGATTTCAGTTTCTAGTTCATCAAGTTTGTTAATTTCATCTTCACTAAATTCATCGCTATGTTCAACAACTGGTTGTGCAACAACTGGAGCAGTTTCTACAACCTCAAACAAGTTTTCAAAATTTGTATGAGCATTGATAGCTTTCTTACCACTTGCGCCACGTGTACCAATAACACGATTCCAAAAGAATCTAAATTCATCGATAACTTTTAACGCAGTACCTTTGTCGCTTGTAGCAAACAATGCTTCAACAATGTCTTTAAAGAATATCTGATCAAAACGTTCGTCAACTAACATATTAGGGCAACGACCAGCATCATATTGTCTGTTGGCTTCTTGAACAGCGTTCAAATGCATCCAAACATTATGACCCATCATAATGCCATAACTAAAACTATCCCACGATGTTTTATTAACTTGTCCAAACTTGTTAGTATCGCCTGGGCCGTAAATGCAAATTTCATTGAGTTTAATCTGATCAATAATGGGACTAGATTCAAATACTTTTAAAATGCCATCTTGAATAACTGCGTCTTTATACAAACGTGTATCGTTAGCATACTTCTTGTCATCAGCACTTGATGTCATTCTGTATGTCCATTTTTTACGATCTTCTGTTTCTGTTTGAATATAAATCTGTCCGTTAGCAGTTGCTAAGAACGGGCTTGCACAGTCAAAGCTGATACTAAAGTTTTCGTTATGATGTTTGCGAACAACACGTTGAATATCTGTAAGTAATACTGCCCATTCTAATTTACTTGTACCTAAAAAGTGCATCCAATCTTGATGACCTTTTTCTAACAATCCATCAAAACGTAATTCAACTAATCGTCTTAGTACAAGCTCGACATCACACATGTTCTGGCCACCCATACCCCAGCCATTAAATGCACGATCACCGTATTGCTTTGGATCACAATACTTTTTCATGCGATCATACCAGTCATCTGCTTGACCGTGATTCTCGCCTTGTAATACGTTTAAGAACTTGCAATTGCCGTTTCGATTATTAACAAAGTAATCATTATTAATATATGTGCCATTAACTGCATCAGCATAACTGCTAATGCCGATTAGTTTAGGACTTTCTGGATTTTTAGCAGTCCAACTTGGAATATCAAGACACATACCATAGTCCATTAAGGTATCCATCCAAGCTAAAACTTGTTTACGCTTTTTCATTGCACGTGGACAGTTGGGATCTTTCCAATCACCAGTCCATTTGCCTTTACCAATTTGGAAACCACCAGAGTCACCTAACACCCAAGATGTATTGCGATCTCTGTTACGGAACATATCCTCTTTTGGATCAAACTTATTCAAGTCTAAGTTAGCATGTCCAGCACTATACAAGCACCAGTGATAATAAAATGCACCCTTGTCTGGATCCAAATAGTTGAGACTCTCCGCACCGTGTGCAAATGATGGCGGAATACGAGTGGGGTCTACATAATTAAAATGACGTTGTTTACCAACAAACGTCGAATAAAATGTCGACGTTGCTGGCAAAAACTTTGCGTAATCGCTTTGTGTAGCCGTTAAGTTTGTATTCATTACTTAGATTGAGCTGGAAGAATATAGTTGTATTCTGTAATACCACTATCAACTGTAATTTGCATAGCGCCTTGATCACTAATGCGTACTGTGCTCTTACCATCTAAGTTAAGAATACTAATAACAGCGTTAATTGGCCATGACCATGTGTGTTTCAATTTACCAACAACATTTGGTTGGAATACAAAGTTACCAGCGTGTGTACTTGCATCACCAAAACTTACAACTAAATTGCCATTGTCTGTTTTGACTTGGAACACGTTTTCTTCTGTATGTGCAGCCGCTTGCAATTTCAAACGACTGATTGAGCTCAGTGAAGGTTCAAATTCAATGTCCCAACCGTTGCCTTTGTACTTGACGCTTTTTAACTTTTCGTTAATAACTTCAGTACTCATAAATCTATAATCGTTAACAAAGTCGCCAGTTGCATTTTCAAAGTGCAAACTTGTTGGAATATCTACGCCGTTGCGTTGACTAGTAACAACATTAATCTTTGCGTTTTCTTTATATTCTGGATTCTTCAAGTGTAGTGCTAATTTGTCTAAGTTAGGCATACCAAATACGCCTGCAAATTCAGTAACTACCTTGTGTGTTTTAGCATTAACAATAACGCTACGGTCTTCTGCCATTGATTCAATAGTTGTTTCTCCGTTCTCACCAGAAACTTTAACTGTTGGCAAAAAGCCTAGGCTATGTGTATGTGCTACGATGTCTTGTAAAATGTTTTTCATATGGGTCTCCAAGTTTGTATTTTAACTGATATTGACGCTTGTGTCAACACCTTTTTTTACTTTTTTGTTGTACTCTATTACCGTTTCCAATAAATCAAATTTTTGATCTAATGAATTAATGTAATGAATAAACGCCGATGTATCTTTTGGAAAGCAATGCCCTCCCCAACCTCTTTCACCATCAGGTCCGGGAACCATGCTGTGACTTGTGCCAATTCGGTTATCTTGGCAAATTAAGTGTCTAACAATATCAAAGTCATGTCCACTTGCCTCACATATATCATATATGTGATTAAAGAACGATACTTTCATTGCTAAAAAACTATTTGTTGCGTATTTGATAATTGCAGCTTCTTCAATTGAACACTTGTGTACTACTAACAAGTTTGGCATTGCTCCCCTAAAAGCACAGTGCCAAAAATCCAACGGATCATCACCGCCAATAATCATATACTTTTGCTTGGCAAAATCTTCAATTGCTGACTTTGCTCTTAAAAACTCTGGACTATACGCAATGCTATGTTCAGAATATTTTTCTGTAATAGCTTTAAGTTTGTCTGGACTTACTGTGCTTTTAATTAAGATTGGCATATGAACTGGTGTTTGACTAATAACGTCTAACACGTTGCTGATATCACAATCCCCATTATCGTCACTAGGGGTATTAACACAGATAATAATTCCAGCGGCATCATAATGATCTGAAATTTTAACTTCAGTGAGTGCTGGATCAACTACTTCAGTTTCATAAGTGTATTTTAAAGCAGCCTTAACTGCCTTACCTACAAATCCGTAACCTGCAATAATAAATTTCATATTAAAATTCGAACAGTTTATTAAACGTGTTCTTCTCCTCTGTACTTTGCACGTCCCACTTCAATACACCAATCAAGTTATCAAGTTTATTATCAATAATTGATTGTTCCATTTCTGCGTGGTCAAAAGGCAAATCTTTAAACCATTGCGGCAAACGCAATTCATCTACTGGGTAAGCAACGCTAGTATACCCTAATGGATTTTGTTTTACTTTACAAACAATAACTTTCATACCGTCTACAATTTGTTGACTGTACTTGTCGTCCATCATACGCTTTAGAGTATTCCAGTTAATGCTTGCTCGAACGTGACCAGGCATATTAGCTTTACCAGCTTTCTTTTCTTTCTCTTGATATTCCGCAATGTTGTTAGCACGTTTGGGACTACCCTTCTCCCAACCTGGACGTGCTTTAAATTCACTTCTAAATTGAGTAATATTTTCTAGTACTTCTTTTTCAGTTGCACCAGTTAGTACTTTTTCCAATACATCGCTTAAGAAGTTTTGAATAAACACGGGAGTGTCACTACGTTTCAAATCCAAACCCATAGCTTTAATCTTACCAGGTTTGCCATCTATATCACTACGTTTGCCTTCTTTATCATAGTAAAGAACAGCATAACGTTTCTTAGTAATAAACAAACCTTTACTAGCAACAATTTCACGTCCAGCTTTGATAACTTCTCCACGTGACTTTGGACAATGGAATGAGTCAAGCATAAACTGTGGGAATGTACTGTTTACTTCTTCTCCAATTTGATCATATAATGAAACAACAGTTTCTTTACTCCATGGTAATGATCCGTTATCAATATCTTTCTTCAAAGTTTTATACGCTGAGAAATAGCAACTATCAGTATCACCGTAAATAATAGCTTTACCCACATGGTCGTAATCGCCTGTAATAATTTCATTTACCTTGCCAGCCATGTGTTTACAAATGGTGCGTCCAGTCAATGTAGTTGACTGCCCAATACGATTGTCAAAGAATCTACAACCACTGTTAAGAATAGCACCATATAAACTATTTAGGTTAATCTTCTTAACCAGTTGTCTTTTATCCCAATATTCTTCTTCAATTTTATTACCAGCTTTGATAGCGTCTTTTAGTTTGGCTTGCATTTCCTTACGTTCACTATACCACCGCTTTAACAAGCCAGGAATAATACCTTCTTTTTCGTAAGTGAAGATTGTACCATTTGCACTCAGCACCCAAACTTAGTACATCACTGTCTCCGTTTTCCCAATCAATTGTAATTTCGGTGCCTACTTCTTGATTCATTACTGCGGTATATTCCAAAGCCGCAAACACGCCTTCCCAACTACCAGCAAAACTTTTACCTTTGGCCATTAAACTGTCAATATAGTTTTGTGTCATTGTTTGACGTAACTGCCCAACAATAGTTTCTGGTCCCATATTAAGCGCACGAATTGCAGACGGATACAGTGAATTAATATCCAGTGAGCCGATCCAATCTTGCAAGCCTTCTTTTGGATGTGCAACATACGCACCAGCTGCCGCAGTATTTTCACGTTCAGCCATCTTAACACGATTGGGTACAACCATGCCTCTACGATGTGCCTCGTTGATAATGGCCTGTTCAGTAACAGCCACAGCACCCATAATTGTTTGTAACAATACTGTGTTTTCGTGTGCCAGTGTATTGGCAAGATCCATAAACTTTAACTTCTTATCCATCTTGTCCAACAAGGCAGTATCTTGTCTGTTGTATTCAATAAACTTGCGGAAATCATGATTATAAAGTTGATCCAAAGTTCCTTCATATGGAACTTTGTTTTCACCAACTTCGATTTCACCAATAGCATCTAGTCTATATGTGTGACGTTCTTCATATGTGTATTTGCGATACAATTCTAAACTGTCCAAGTGTACACGACCAATGAGATCATAAGTTACAGCACTTTTTCCAAACTTCTCATACTCTCTGCGTTTTGGGAATTGATTAAACAAACAAAAACGTCTAGTGTCTTCTTTGCTTAGAGTTTTGGTCACACGATTAACGGTGTACGGGATATCAAATCCCTCGCTGTTCCAGCCACTTAAAATGTCTGCATCTTGAATGATATCTAAGAATGTGTCTAACATTTCTGCTTCTGTTTCAAACAGCATAGTGTCTGGAATGTCTTTGATTGATTCTTTAGCCTGCTCCATTGTCATTGTCTTTGGAGGCACTGCTAAACAAACCATTGTATCTAACCATTGTAGGTGAACAGCAATCGCAGTAATTGGCATAAACGCATCATCTGGACTTGCGTAGCCTCTTTCTGGATCAAAGTCCACCTCAATGTCGAACCATGCTACGTGTAGCTTTGGTGGTTCGGCATTGATATAATTCTCACTCAAACATACAAATACTTGGTTAATATCTGCTTCGTATAGTTTCTTGTTGGAGTGGATTGCCATTTCCTTGCGGAAATCTTTTTGTGTTTTACAAACAACTTTGCTAACTGGAGTACCGTGTATACTTTGGTGTTTTCCTCTTGCATCATCGTAGTAAAATGAGTAACGGGCCGGGATATCTTTAAATTCCCTCTTGCCGTCTTTATTGCGTTCGACAACTTTGACAACGTCATTGTCTCTGTCGAACCATGCGTCTACATAGCTCATATCTCTCCTTATGTCATTTGCGGCTGACAAACACCCATGTTGCGGTTTATGGCCCGCCGACCTTTCCTAGCAATATTTATTAGATACGCTTGGTGATATCAAGAATTGCTTCAATCTCTGCCCAATCTTCATTGTGCGCTGACCAATCGCCTTTATGTGCAATTTTGATAGCACGATTAATGACGCTGGGTTTTACATTGAGTTCTTCTGCTACTGCCTTAACTGTTTCTTTCAAGCCTTCTGATAAATCTTCAATTTCACGAAGTACTGTAGAACCTTCACTAATCAAACGCTCCAATTTTGCCTTTTCTTCTGCACCGTAATTACGACCTGACATATTGATTCTCCTTTACATAGCCTATTATATATTAATTATCATCCTGTGTCAACACCTAAGAAATTTTAAAGACAAAAATGGCAGAATAAATCTGCCATTAATGCTTATACTTGATTACTTCTGTAGTGAGTATTTGAAATCACTATATTGTTTTTGTAATCCTAAGATTTCTTCATCTTCGCTGTCATTAAAAGATCGAGCTAATGTGTCTAACTCTTTCATTTCTTCATCGCTTAGTGCGCCAGTTGATGGAGTTGGTTGTGGAGTTGGTTGTGGAGTTGGTTGTGGAGTTGGACGTGTACCTCCGCCACCTCCGCCACCACCACCTGGTACCGGAGTAGCGGTTGGAGTTGGCGGAGTTTCTGGAGTTTCTGGACTACCACTTAAACCGTAACCTAACGTTGCTCCAGCTGCTGTTGCGGCAAGTGCTGTTTTGCCTGGATTATTTTTTACAACTTTAGCTGCTTGATAAGCACCACGTTGAGCAGCTGGCATTGTTGCCAATTGCTTTGCAAATTTCTTTGAACCTTGACCAGTCATTTGTGCAGCACCAGTTGATGTTAGTTTACCAGTTGCAACTGGTGCACCTGATAAACCTGTCTTGGCAGCTTGGTAAATACCTTTACCAGCATTCCATGCACCTTTAACTAAGTCTAATGGACCTTCGTCAACTCTTGATTCAATTGCTTCTAAACGATCACGTAAAGCTGCATACTTTTCTGCTTCACTCATATTTTCCTTTTTAGGAGCTGCATTGGCAGTAATTGAGTCTGCTGATAAAGGATTAGAACCAGAAGCTCGATTTTGTGCTGCCCTTAATGTTGCTGCATTGGTTGCCGCTGGCGCACCACCTGCCGCCGCAGCCGCAGGTTTTCCATTTGCCTTTGCTAGTAGCTCTTTAAAACGTTGTAATTTTTTACCTACAACTTCGCCTGCTTCTCCAGCTGCTTTTGTTAAGTCTTGAGTTGATGGACTACCTGGTGTTGGTGTTGCTGTTTGACCCGGAGTTGGAGTTGCTGTTTGACCTGGAGCTGTTGCAGTCTTGTTCATAGAATTTTGTAACTCTGAATATTGTTGCGCAATGGCTAACATTTCAGGGTCTTCTGTAGATCCAAAACCCTGTACAATTTTTCCAAGTTCTGCCATTAATGGCTTTGCTTCTTCAACACCTTCTACTAACTGATACCCAAAACTTTCAGCTAACTGGCGAGCAATTGCTCCTTTGAAGTTTAAAGTTTCATTAGTAGCGTTGCCAACTGATCCAGTATAACTACTTCCGCTATTTGGACTTCCAGTATTTGGTGTGCTGATTGCTGCCTTAATTTTGGTAATTAATTCTTTAGCTTTTGCAATAGTTTTCTTGTGTTCCGCATCACCAGTAGCTTGTTGAGTATTAACGCTAGTTCCCTTATCAAAATTGCCAAGGCCCTTAATACCAAATAACCCACCTTTTTCTTGTGAGCCATAAGCAGATCCAGTAGCACCTTGTGCCGCTATTGCTGCTGCCAAATCTGGAGCATAACGTTTGATCCAGTCACTTGGCATAACTTTAATTTGAGGTTCGCCACCCCCCATACGTGCATTAGTTTGATCCATGTATTTGACCTTGCCATCCTTTGGGTCAATAAATGCTGGCATGTCTACTGTGGGCTTTTTACCCATTTCTGTATATTTTGCAATAACTGCTGTTGGATCTTCAGCTTCTGAAAGCTGATCCATTTTGTTGATAAGTGCTCGTAAGTCCATGATAGTTTCCTTGAATTCTGTTTATTTAGTTAATGCTTGTCTAGCTGCCGCACCGGCAACTGGAAGGGCCGCTGTAACTGCTGATGCTATTTTGCCGCCAGGACCAGGAGTTGCTGCTTGTTGAGGTAATGCAGCGCCATCAGGACCAAAACCATATTTTGCTGCTACTGTGGGATTCTTAGCAATTGCTGCTTTAGTTAATGGGCCAATTATGCCATCAGCATCAACACCTAATTCTTTTTGCATTTGCTTAACTCCCAAATTTCCTTGAGGTTTAGCTGCGGCAGTTGCTGGAGCTTTTGGATTAGGAGTCATTGCGCCTGGAGCCGGAGTTGCCGTTTGACCAGGAGCTGCTGCCTTTTTATCTTTAGCTGCCGCTGCTAATTGTTCTTCTTCGCTTGGAAGGAAACTACCAGTACGTGCTTTATCTCTACCTAGCTGTGCTGCGGTCAATCCCATTGCTGCCGCTGTGCCAACAACTGGAACAAAACTTGCTAAACCAGCACCGGCTGATAGTGCAGCACCAGTGTAATCACCTTTCTTAATTCTATCGTAAGCATCAACACCGCCAGCTATTGCGCCAAGTCCTGGTAAAAATCTACCTGCCAACTTACCTGCTCCCGCTAACATGCCTGGTGCTGGTGCTGGAACCGTTGCTGCTTCTTTCAATTGAACAGCGTCAATTGGGTGTCCCATGATAATTTTTGTATTATCATATTGAACATAAGCACGACCTTCTCTAAGTTTAACAACTTTGCCAAATACTGCTTTCTTTAGTACGTTGCTGTATACTTTAACTGGTGCGCCAACTTCTACACTACCATAGCTTTCTGCTATGCTTTCTTTCTTAGCTGTCTTGGCAGCATCCTTCCATGCTTGTGCTGTGGGTGCTTTTGGATGGCTAGCTGGTCTACTAGTACCTGCAGCCTTGCGCTTGTTTACATTATAGTAAAGACCTTTTTTGGCTGCTTCGTCAATATCTTGTTCTTTCTTAGACAACTTCTCTGTTTCACGACGTGCTTTGTCACTTAGGTTAGTAACTTTGCCACGACCATCTTTATTAGCAGTGGACTTTTTCCACTCGCCTTCATCTTTCCAACTTGTGACTTTACCATCTTTATCTTTTACTTCAGTACGTAACTCAGCTAGTTCCAATGCTTTGGCTTTGTGCTTAACATCGCCTTGCTTGTCAGCTTTCTTTTTATCTTTGTGTGCGCCAGCGCCACTTGTTGTTGCGTTTTTAGCTACAAAGTTGCGTGGCTTAGGAGCTTCAGCTTTAACAGTTTTGCCCTCGTCCATACGAGTCAAAACACGATTGACAATCTTTTTAACTTGTATCTTTTTCTGCTCTTGCTGTTCTTGTAGCGCACCTAGCATTTCATTATTGACTACTTTTAAATATTCATTAATGTTGCTTTTGAACTTAGGAGTAGTTAGTTCCACTGTTATCAACAATGGATAGGAGTTTCTTCATGTCCATGGTATTATTTCTTTGCCATTATGTCTTTTTTAACTTTGCCAGCAATCTTGTTAGCAACTTCAGTTGAATAACCAGATTTTTTAGCACTAGTAACTACACCTTTGAAACCTTTGTTCCCACCAGTGTTAGGCTTGCCTACATCACCAGTTCCTTTTTTAGCTTCCATGTATGTGCCACATTCTTTTAAACCGTGGACTGGACATGCTTTACCTTTAGGTGTATGGTTGCATTTGCCTTCACCAAGTGCCGCACTGGCATTTGCTTTCTTTAAATCTGCGCCAGTGGCTCTCATGCCTGGTACTGTAGTTGTTGCTGTTGCTGGGATGGCAGATTTAGCAGCAGCACTAAGTTTATTACCTATTTGTCCTATGCTTTCTTTTGTTTTAGAACCAGATCTGCTGGCTAAAAATTCTTCATCTTCAGCATCCTGTTTGTTTCGACGGCGGAGATTAACTTTGTCTAGTGCATGGCTTTTTGCCCATTCATCTTCTTCAGCATCACGTTTGGCTTGTCGTTCTTTGGCAAATTTTTCTTCTGCAGATTCTTTAAATGGTAAACCGGCTGCTTTACGACGTGAACCAAATACTTCTTCTTTTTCAGTTTCTACTTCACCATCTTTATCAAAGTCTCTTTTAGCTTTCTTTGATTTTTTAGCTTCGTCTAATTCTTCACCTGAACCACTGTCTTTAAGACGAATGCTAGCCACTGTCCATCCGCCACTACGTGCATCACGTGCGGCACGATCACGCACTTCACTTTGCGCTTCGCCTTCGTCAGCAGTAATAGTCATGCCTTTCGTCGCGCCGTCTTTTTCTAACTTGACAAAGTATTGCTTCTTTTCAGACTTTTCAACTTTGCCTTTCTTTTTGTCTGTTGCACGTACACCACTTGCTTCATCGACCTTTTCTTCTTTCTTCTTGA